GGATGTCGGGGCCGAATAAAATTTAACCCTGACTTGATACTGATCTGGTGTAAGACCTTTGATTGCATAGGTCTTACGGATAGCCGATGTCGTACTACCGGTGATAGTGGTGTACGATGCCGAATATGTTGATGGCACGCCATACCACCAGTCACCTTCGACGGCCTGTATCAAAACCGATCCGGCTGGTAAGGTGGCAGAATATTCGCCAAGTGCCGAGCCGCCAACCGCAGCGTAGTGCTGATACAGCGCGTTATCTACTGGTTTGTATCGCCAGACCCCAGAATACCCAGTTATAAGCCCCGGATCACCAAATCGGTGCCATGAGGCCCCGTCAACGGAATACTCAATCACGACCTGGACTGAATTGGTTGTGATAGTGCCTTTGTTGTCAGCATACCACAAGCCTGATGGAAAAAGCAAACACACCGTCAACGAGGTGACGGCCGTACCATCAGTGGTCACCGTACGGTAACTTGTGCCGAGCAGTTGCAGGCTTACTGATTTTGTGTATCGGGTATCAGTCCAGTCGTATAAACACGCCTGATAATTGTGCCCATGCGTTACCTGGCACGATGATCCCGAAAAATTATCAATCGACTCGCCGTTAATGCGGATCTCGCTAACCGATGTCAACTCTCCATCATTGAGCGCATAAAGCAAATGGAGGTACTGCTTATCGTCAACAGTCTCAATGTACCGGCCAATTAATGGCGGAGTTACTTTGATCGTTCCGTAGACTTTCGGGAGCGAGGCTCCTTGCGTTACGACGTTTGATGCAGGTGCCCAGCCATAAGTTTGTGATGTCTGAAATGCCCCTGCATCAACTTTTGCCGGAGGAAGGATTGCGTTAATTAGTAACGCTCCGCCCATGGTTACCCCTGCCGCAATCATTGATCCTGTTGCCGTAAGCGCTCCCGTAGCGGAAGCAAACCCAAGAGAACCAACAAGCGCCGGCGCCGCAAAAATTGCAATCGAAAGCAACGCTACGGTGCGGATAATGTCTTTTGGTCCATCCCCTTGAGGAACAAGCAAAAGCGCAATACTATCACTCTCCGCAATATCAAAATCACCATCGGTGATTATCCCGTTGCGTGATACCACGACCTCATAAATCGATGGATCAAACTCCATCGCGGCAATCACATCGCTTACACAGCCACCCTCGATTGTCCTGGTTGTGCGGGATAGTGGGTCAAGTGGATTGTAGTATGTGACTAAGGCTGCCATGCGTGATAGTTTATGATTGACCACCTGACGGAGTCGATAGACACCAGGTGCGATCCCACGGATTTAAGTGTGTGCAAAATCTTGCCAGCAATGTAGATCCCGAAATGGTTGACCATCTTCGGTGCTCTTGGATTATTGGCCATAGCCACAACCGCAAAATCAGCTGCAGATGATACTGTCCAATGTTGTTGTCGTGCGTTGATGTACTGCGCAAAGATTCTGGCTTTGTCATCCGGACTGATGTTAAAACCCGGCAACTCTATCATCAACTCAGTGCGATAAAATAGCCGGATCAACCCGTAACAATCGGCGCCATCAAACCCGGATTGACGAGGCGAAAACGGGATCCCTATATAGTTTCTCAGGCTCATATCCGTAGACCTTTCCCGATCCCAGGGAATCCCCCAAACCGGGCAGAATTCGTAAAAGCCCGGCAAGCAGAGAGCGTTTTTTCGCACGACGTCCCGAAACCACTATATCCGCACTCACTCCCTTTAAATTTCCAACCACAAAAGTTTTGCAAGATTCGGCGACGAGGGAACCTCAGCGTAAACGGAGATGAGGCCCCAAGCTTGAAAGCAGCCCACTTCGAAGAAGTTGACCAGCTTGTAAGAGTAAAGTATTCCGTCATAATCGCCGACGACAAGTCAACCGTACTCACCACATAGCAGGTGCAGGAGATCTCGTTTCCGCTGATACCGTTTGCTTTGAGGTACGTGTCGTAATCTTGCAAGTAGCTCTCGATAATCCGTGACGAATTATCAATCTGTATTTGCCACTGAGGGACCTCTCCCTTCGCCGCAGTCGTCAGCTCCGACAACTGAAACGGAAACGGCAGATAGGTCTCACCGGCAAAAACAAGATTTTCGTTGTTGCTACACAGCCGGACATACCCGGTTGCCGGGATGTTGATTTCCAGCAGCACAGCGATCACACTATCGCTTGACAGCGCGTTGATATCAGCAATAATTGCGCTCATAGCTCCTCAAGTATTACAGTGTATTCCGAATATCCACCAAACATCGACCGTTTAAGACGATCCATCCCATAAACGACAATGTGGGTTATGCCGGTTTCTTGGTGCAGCCAGGTAAACGAGCTACCCTGATTGCCGTTAAAATGCCCTTTAATCGTCTCATAGTCCGAGTTAGGAGTCCGGAAAATGAGCGTAAACACCTCTCTTTTTTTTGTCGATCCCCGGCGGACCCGGATATAGTTGCCCTCGGATTCCGTTTTGATGATCGGGATGATATACTCTTCGCTGCTGCCTCGACGGTACCTGATTGCCGGAAACACCATTACCTTCCTCCTGTTATCATATCCCGCAACCCGTGCCGGTTACGAGATATCCCGTCAATCACTACAGACAAAATCATATCATCACCTCTCATCTCCGACGTAGATGAGGTTATCGCCAAATCCTGACCACCCTGATTAATAATCTCCACTTTAACCACGCCAGGCGACGACGCCCGTTGACCGCCCCGAAAATCAACAGGGATCGACCTGCCGTCTGGCAGCGGGACTATTGCTTCGGACTGTCCACCCTCAGCGACGCGGACAATCTGGCCGCCCTGCGTCGGAGCAACAACGCCGCCTGTCGCATACTTTTTGAGCGGCATCTCACCATACGGAGTCATCACTCCACCATCAGCAAAAGCTCGCGTGTAGGCACTGCCATCAGTGCTCAGTGACCACCCGCTTGCAGATCCAAAAACATTAGATGCTGCTGGTGACAACGCACTTGCGATAAGCCCTTTTAACGGTGAGATAATGGACGACTGTATCGCCATCTGTGTCACCATTTGCAGAAATGATCGACCTATATCCGCAAAGTTGGCTTTCGCACTCCACACTAGGTCAGTCAACTGACCATCAAGAGTGTCAACCCAACTTGTAAAGTTTTTCGCGAACTCTGACTGCAAGCTATGCTTTGCCTCTGAGAGGTCGTCAAGCTTACTCTTGATCAACTGCCCAACAGCAGAATCCATCCCGACGCCTGCCCGTTTTAAGTACGACTCAAGCGCGTACTCTTGTTGAGTCATAGACTGCTTGCGTAGCCGATCATCAAGCTCCAGCATCACCTTTGATACTTCCGCAGCGCTATCTTGCGCCGCAACCAGCTCATCAAGCGCAGCAACTTTCCGCCGGATAGCATCGGCCTGTGCACCATTCAGCGGGATCCCCGCCTGAACAATTTTATGGTACACCTCGTACTCTTTTGCTGATGAGGTGAGTTTTATTCGTTCATCGTCAAGCCCCGCTATGACGCGATCATATGCCGATGCACTCGGCGAGTGCGAGCTGGTGGATCCAGTTCCGACTCGAGGATACGACCGTGGTGGCGGAGGAGGAGGGGGCGGGGGCGGTGGTGGAGGAGCCTTTTGAGCTGCGGGAACCACCGCAGGCTGAGCCACTTTTTTTATCGCTTCAGTCGCAGCAATCTTGTCCGTAAGGGCGAGATATCCATTACCCAAAAAGCCAGCCGACCCAAGTCGCAATTTTGCATTCACAAACCGCTCAAACCGTTCGATCATTGTCGGCAACCCCGATACAACCGTGCCGATCTGCGTGCCGACCCAACCGATCATTTCGCCGGTACCCTGCATCGCAATCGTCACGCTGCGGGCGGCCCGCTCCATGTCCGACATATCACTGACCAGCTTCGTAGCGTCATCGCTGAACCCGTAAGTCACCCCGGCTAACACATCTTTAATCCCAACCAGCGAGTCCCGGAAAAGGTCGCTGTTAATCATCGCATCACCAATCTCATTTTTAACCGATACGAAAGCAGCTTTAGCCTGCTCTTGCAAAAATGCCGACGAATCAGCCATCTGCCTAAACGCCTTGTCCGTTGCTCCAGCATTATCAGCCATCTGCTTAAGGTCCTCTGCGTAAGTCTGCGCCGCAGTACCAACCAGCGGCATAATCGCCCTCAGCGCCTCCTCTCTGAGGAAAAGCTTGTTAATCGAGACCCCTGACGCATCACTTGCCTTTTCCACCAATGCGAGAGCACCCGTCAACCCTCCGCCCGTCTTGATCAAATTATCTGACTCAATACCAGCCAGCTTGAGCGCAGCAACCAGCTCCTTGCTCGGCTTTGATAGCTCCATAATCGACGCAGAGATCGACGTTGACGCCACCGACGTTGACTGCCCCTGTACCGTCAAAGCAGCAAGAGCAGCTCCAACCTCATGCACCGAAACACCCATAGGCGCAGCCACCGCAGCGACCACGCCAAACTGGGTTCCAAGCTCATCCATTGTCGTTTTTCCGAGCTTGACAATCGTAAACAAATCGTCCGACACCGCCCGCGCATCCGAAGCTTTGAGCTGGTACGCGCTGATCACCGTTGTCAAAACATCCGCAGATGTCGCCACCGATGTCACACCACCAACCGCCAGCTTGGCACTCTCCGAAAGCAGCAACGCGGAATCAGCCGCCCCTGTAAACCCGCTCGAAACAATATCGTACCGCGCCTTGGTAAGCGTATCCATCGATTGTCCAAACTCGACAGACATCGCCTCCAACTCACTACGCATACTCTTAAGCGCACCCTCAGTAACATTGTCCATAAGGGTACCGATCTCTCTGATACCCTTATCAACCCGCATAGCCGACTGCGCCACATCGTTGAGAGCATACACAACGGCACCAATCGCCGCCGCTCCGGCCGCAAACTTTTCGAGCGAACCTGCAGCTCCGTCAAACGAATGAGCTGCTCCATCCGACGAATGGCCAACATGCTGCAAATCATCATCAAACGCCCGGAATCCAGAACCATCAGCCACAGCATCGAGCTGAACCTTAATCTGTATGTCGTTTGATGATAAAGCCATTGATCAATTCCCGTTTCGCCGTTTAGCCTCCTCTAAAGCCTCCTCCTCATACTCCTGATTGAGCTTGTGAAACTCTTTCCAGTGAACAAACTCATCCATCGTCATCTCTCGCTTCCACTCTGCCACAGTTCGGCCACCTAACTTTTCAGCCAGCCAGAACCAGGTGTACAGTCCTGGCTGGTTTCTTAGTTTCCCTCCGCAACAGCCGATGGCGTTACAGCACTGATCGCCCTGGCAAGCCGTCCCGTAGTCTCAACAAAGCCCTTGCTCATCAGGACATCGATATCCTCATCGGAAAACACCCGGGCTCCCTGGGCATTAAGCGCAGTCGACACAATAAGCTGCGCATTGCGACGTGGTCCCGTAGCCTTCTCATCAAGCAGATTGTTCGCGACGTCATACTGTTCACCAGTCACCGGCTTATAGTATATTTTTTCATTTTCCCACTCAGGAACAACAATGTCGAGCAGCGGAAGAGCGTCATAAATCCGCGCAATTTTTTCAATCAACCGTCCCATAAAAATCCTGTTAATTACCTGTTAAATAAGATTTGAACACAATTTGAACACTAACAAATCAAGCCGAGAACGTCCCCGGAGTCAACCCACCGGACACTTTCAGCACATACGTGCGGGTAACAATATCCTTCTTGTTGAGCGTCTCTTTTCCTACAGACTGCACGAGTGCACTGCCTGTCTGTTTTGTTGACCCGGTTGTACTTCCTTCCGGGGCGACAGTGATCGCAAGGAAGGACTTTGCGGCATGAGCGGTGTTCAGCGCCAACTGCCCGTTTGTATCAGTCGTCTTTTTCTCCACGGTAACAGTGATTGTCGCGGCCGCCTGCCCTCCGGGATACACCACCGGCGGATCGTCATCAAGATTGTCACTTTCAGTGACGACGATATCACCATAATCGAGCTCAATCGACCTAACACCCTGCACCCATGATGGCGATGCTCCAATACCGATTTTTGCGTTTTTTCCAAGCATACCCATAGCTTAGCTCTCCTTACTTTTGATTGTTACTGGTTTTTCCGTTACTGGCGTAACTACCGGAGCCACCGGATCCGGAACCTCCTCCCACCCTAAAGATTTCAACCGCGAAACATGACCTATAGGATAATCAATTACATGCTGCATAACTCCGGACGCAGGATCCTTGAGAAATACCCCCTTAACCTTCATTTCCAGCCTCCATTATATTATTGCAATCTCAGCCGACCCATCGGCTGTCTGATACTCAACCTTATAAACAATCTCTCTTACCGTGTGCCGGAAAGCAGCACTATCCTTGTACGTCCTCGTTGCACCCTCATACACCACCGCAAGCGCCAACCCGTCAAAATATCCGCCCTCCGAATCACGGTAAAGAGCAGCCTCGACCTCCGCCAAACTCTGAGCAGAAATATCAAAATCATCACCCGCAACAAAAACCTTAATCAGCAGCTCAACCGCTTTGGTCGTCGCATCAAGAGTCCCTCCAGCATTAGTCTCATTCCCCAGGGCCACACACAGCCCCGGCATAGTCTCCGGAGTCTCCGGATGCATCGACCCTCGATAGACTTTTGCCCCTGTTGTCGCGAGCCCAGTTAACAGACTCTTAACCCGCGCTAAAATCTGTGACTGAACGTGGCTCATATCGATACCGTTATCTGTACCGGCACCGAAACAATCAACCCATACTCCCAAGCTCCGCCCTTCTCCATCACGTAGTCATCCTGCACCAGCTCGATGTAACCGCACGCCCCGTCAGGCTGATGTCCGATCAGTCGCAGGGCGGCCAGATCCAGCATGTCATAGATCCCCGACGAAGCCGCCTCCGGGATGAGCGTCTCCGAAACCGTGTGCACCTCGAACAACATAGCTCTGTCCTGTACCATCAAGCCCTCCGGATAACGGGGAGACCCGTACTTGCTTCCGAAATACCTGACCAGCACCGCACCGGAAGAAGCCAGCGTCTTGAGGGCTTGGTCGTTCGGCTTCGACGGATACGACTTGATCGGTACCGGAACTGTCACAGGAGTTCCTGCAGGCCCAGCCATCGACCTGGTGATCAGCGCAGGTCCATCCTCACCGAGCTCGGCCTGCAGCCTGGTGATCAACGCCTGCTCTATGTCTGTTATTTGTCCCATTGATACTGTTTCAGTGCCTCAATTCATTGTTGCGAGTCCAGCATTATTGCACGACTCATTCAATTTTTTCCTCCACGACAACATCCGGATCATGCAGAATCGTCTCCCGGATATGCCGGGTAATTGCGTCAACCTGACTATCGGAATCCGTATCGACATAACTCCGTGTCACCGGAATCGGTCCAACACTGTAAACATCAAACGTCACTCGCATGAAGCTATCTCCACGATCCTCCTCATTAATCACATCGTAAAACATTACCCCTCCTATGCTGAACGCTTACCGGCAACAGCCGTAATGCGCACATCGGTTACTGCGGCACTTATCTGTGCCGTCCAGTTGTTGTTCGAAGCTGCTTGAATAATTGGTGCAGTTCCGATAGGGATTATAACCGTAAGAGTGGCTGGTGCCATTACGGAGATCCTTACCGTCCCGTTTGTAGCGTCTCTGATGTCAACTCTTACGGCCGTCGCAGAGGTATTTGTGACAATAATCGAAGTGATATCGACATAAATACCTGCACCACCGGAACTTACCAAAGTTGTCTCCGTGGTACTCGTCAACGTTATCATGTTAGTCAGCATCAGCGCCCTTGGGAATATTGGCACAAAAACCGGCTTGCCGAGCAGATCCGTATAAAGGTCTGTACGATCCAAGTTTAGGACTGGAGATGGATCTGCATTACGTCCTTTACCGCCGATTTTTACCGGATTCCCGGAATCGACAGCATCATGAGCAACAGATCCGGTGATATTCATCGATGTAACCAGCCAATCGATATTATGTTCAACTGTCGAGAGACGCAGTGATCCGGTGATCACTCCCGAAGTATAAGCAGTACGCCGTACCCGAAAATACTTTAGGTATAGCGGGATGATCCATCCCTGACCTCCCGTAGATGGTTGAGATGCGGGGATTCCGCTGGCCGTTTGTACCCCCACAGTGGAATACCAGTTAACCCCATCGGCAGACGCCTGAAAAGTCACCGTTCCGACAAATGTCCCTGATAATATCAGCACAGCAACTTTAAAGACAGACACATCCATTGCCGGCACGAGATCGTCATTGAGTGCAGCTGCGCTCAAATTTGGAAACTCCAGTACCGTCGACGCAACCGGATTTTGCGGCACAGTCGGATTAACGAGCACACCATAAGTTTCAAACCCCATGACTATTCCCCGAATTAAAATTTAGAAACAGGCCGAAACAGTCTCCGAGGTGGATGCAGTTCAGCAGATAATCCAAAAGAGTACTCCCGTTTTTACTTCCCGTTGATGGCCTGCTGCAGTTCTTCTCTCGCTGTGTCATCCATCTGGCGCACCTCAGCCAGTTCCGCTTCGGACGGTTCACGGTTCTCCGCCTGCGCCTTGCGCACCAGAGCAACCGCTTTTCCAGCCATACCAAGCAACTTTCCGCCGAACGAAATCAGCGATTCAATCGTCTTCCACAACTCAATCATAATCCTGGCACCTCCACGCCGTTAGATTTCAGTGTTTCCGCAAGTTTAGTAACCAGATCAATCGCCTCGGCAATCTTGCCGGCAGCTCCATCTGTATTAATGATGTCAAGCGACTCATCGAGCAGTACGCGAGCCGAGTCAGTTCCTTTCAACACAGCCTTCGCCGCCGTCACCGAAATCTTCCCGGACTTCAGCGCCTCCGTCGTTGCTGTCCTCACTGACGCGTTTGCAGTCACGGCATAGACATACCCCTGCTTCGGCGTTTTCGGTACTACACCGACTGAGCTGCATGCCGTAAGCAGCACCATCTGCGCGGCAAGCAGCCACGCGATAAGTTTTTTCATTTTACCTCCATTTTCGATTCAAAAAGCTTTCTCGCCTTGGCTCTACGACTGACCAAGCCGGGCAGACGACTTCGAGGGTTCCCGCCATATACCCAATTGTCGATCTCCTTTGCTGCGCCACCATAATTGCCTGCATTCAGCAGCTTCAGCAGTCTCGAATCACCGAGACCCTCGGGAATCGTGTCGTCATCGATGTCAGGACCGACGTTGAACACGAAATCCACCAGTGCGTCAAACTGACCCTGCGTCAGCAACACCGTCACAAGTTCCTTCACAGCACGCTCGGCTTCCGCCACGTCCTCATGCAGCATTTTTTCAGCCTGTAGAAGTGAGATCTTCATCCCGGCCTTTACACCCTTCGTGTGTCCCCAACCAACCGTCCAGACGCCAGACGGGCACTTGTACGAGATGAGTTGCAGGCCTTCCGACTCCTTGATCAGAGCATAGAGCGCCGGACTTGCCTGTAGATGCTTGTTCATCAGTATTCGACTCCCTGAAAATTGTTATCAAAACGCCGACCAGGAGCACTCACCGAGATCCCCGCTGAACTACCAGCCTCAGGCTCGACACCCGGGATACCCAGTGACGACGGCCCGAGCTGCTCAAGCTTGCGCATCGTCAGCTTGTATGCCGACTGCACCTCCTCTGGAACTACACGTCGACGAGCGTACAGATGGTACTTTATCAACTGCATCACCAGAGCCTTGACCGACTCCACCGACGGCAGAGGCAGAGTGTAGTACTTCGCTGCATACAACTCCAGATCACTCACCGCAGCTCGCTCCGCTGCATCGAGAACCTCGTCAGATACAGCTCCAACTCGATAATCATCAGTCAGATCGATCAGATCCTGCAGACTCATCGCGGCCAACAGATCGGATTGCGTCAGGTAATTCATAACACAGACTGTTAAATTGGGTGGTTACGTATGGTTAGAAACGATTTTCTCTCCAGTTCCCGACACGAACAGCCGGCACGATCTAATGAAGCGCCCAGAAGGGCCTTTACGGTGCAATGCATCTGAGAAGTAAAGGCCATTCGAGCGCGCCCCGATCAACGGGGCAATACTCATCCGACCCGCAGACCTGGCAAGCAGGCAATCGAGCGATCATTGAAGCACCCTGAATCGCACTGCAGCTCGACGAGGATCTCGCTGAACACGTCGTTTGCCACCGGCTCGCCGACATACAGACCGTACGGAGTGGTCATCATGGACAGGTAAGCCTGCTCCTCGGAACGGAAGGCAAAAATTGATGAACAATTCACTGACGTGCCAAGAGTTTCAGAGAACGGCAGGTTCTCGACTCCAGCAGGGGTGTACCCGCCTCCGACTATCGGAATCCGGTCGAATTTCGTTATCTGACGGCCGAACTCATCCTCGGTTATCTGTACCGCCTGGTCGGCAATCGTTGTCAGAATCGATACGGCCTCCTCGGCCATGACGATACAGGACGCACCGCCGCCGACACTGCGGATCAGCTTCCTCAGCGCCTTGATGAACTTCTGCTGCGACTTCACAGCAGTATCCGAGATACCATCAAGCACCTGCAGACCATTTTCCCCAAAATCGGTTAGTGTCTGCGTGGCAGGTAGTCCAGCACAGAGTACCCTGAGCCCGTCGAACTGCTTGGAATCCACTGAATGGTTGCCGTTGATCACATACCCCATGAACTCCTTTCCGAGGTTTCCGGAAAACGATTTCAGGTTTCGCACCAGGGCAGTGGCGACCGGATCGGAACCGCCAGAAAGCACACCTCGACGGCTACGGGCACCGTCTGCCCGAACCTGCTTACCGAAAATCTTCAGCAGGAAATCTGTTGTGCTGTCACTGGCCGTTTTCTTTCCCTGATAGGCCGTGTCGAGCTGACGGAACTCGCCCTGCGACACGAGATTTGTGTCATGGTTCAGCGAAGCACCTCCACCAGCCTCGACGAAGAAATGCAGAAAAGAGCCGAGTGGAAAGTTTTTTTTGAACTCGGTTATCGCCAGCTTTGCGTTTGAGCTGGACGTATTGGATATCTGATCAATAAGCATAAGTCAGTCCTCCGTTGTTGATAAAAATATTACCTCCCCGCATCACCGCGCACAGATGACGGGCGGGGAGGTGCGGCATCATGCATCATGGTTGTATTTCTGCTAAGCTTTACCGAGTGCTGCCCTTGGCAAGACTCTCGCTCGTCTCCTCGACTGCTCGATCCTCCAGCGATCTCTTATCATCGCCGTCGGCATTGGCACCGACGCCATACGTCGCCACCTCGCCGAACACCACAACTGGCTTTGCCGCCGACAGGAGTTCCCTGAACAAGTCGAATGAACTCTTTTCGATCGTCGTCCCGTCGGCCGCCGCGAACGTCCTCGGCTTCAGTGCCTTCAAGTCCTCAAGGATACCCTCGACCTGCTCGCGCATCGACCCCGGCACTCGGTCAGCAATGCCGTCCAGGAAAACCTTGATCTTGCGCTTGCTCTCACTATCTTCCAGATCAGCCGCCCGTCTTTGGGCATCGTCACGCTGCGTTTTCAGCGAAGCATTCTCCGCCTCGAGCGCATCAAGCCGGGCGAGTTTGTTTTTTGTCTCTTCGTCCATATCAGTTTGAGTTGAGTTATCGGAAAAATGGTTGCCCACTGAATCGCCCGACGGTTCATCGTCCGGCAGAGGAGAGCCAATCGACTCGATCAGATACGCCGGCACCTGCTTGTCTGCCTCCTCGACAGACGACTGCTCGATGATACGCTCCCGCATCCGGCGCATCCAGTCCGCGATATCAGACATTTTCCACTGCAGAGAACTCCGCAGTATCGAGCCGAACGCAGCCCGCACCGGATGGTCAAGCTCGGACGACGAAAACATGACCTCCATTTCACCGGCGGAAGCCTGCTCGCCAGCCTCAGAGAATACGTTCCCAAGCCCCTTGACCGCCGGCTTCGGCACCAGACCGAGATGAACGATCTCGTCATCCTTTCCGAGCCCGACAGACACCTTGTCGAGCCCGCGACCCTTGAGCGCCGGAATGGCTGCCTCCGCAAACGTCAGAGGCATGATATCGATACCTACCTCACCACTCGGCAACTCGCGAAGCTGTAACGAGTCACGATCAGCAAACCCGAAAATTGGCAGATGATCAGACGGATGAAGAAGGGTATACGGAATCCGTGAGGGCGACAACCGTTTCGATACATCGAGCACCCCACGCACTCGTGATGCCGGCCATACCTGGTCGCCCTCGTTGGTATGAATGCCGCTCTTGAACACAAGATGACGGCCGAAAGATGGTTTTGCCATTGGCGGAATAAAACTGGTTCAAACTGGTCAAACAGGGGTATCTCCCCTCGAATTACCAGCAACTTACCCGACGGTTACCCGCCGTTTAAACAATTCTATTTCATTGAATCGCATTCATTTAATAATCAATGCATGCTCAATGTAAGTTGTCCGGTGAAGAGCCAGACAAACCATCAACGACGATATGATCCTTATCCTTTTTGCGACCACCGAGGCCGCCTCCACGATTCCGGTTACGACGGAAATGAATGAGCTTGCCGCGCAGCTCGGCATTGCTACGCTGCTCTTCTTCGGCCTGATCACCATCGCCACCGTGCTCATCCTCTATATCCGTAGTCAGTCCCGTGAGGCTGAAAAGCGGATCGAGACCAACCGCCAGACCTACGACAAGATCATCGAGACCATCCGCACTGACAGGGAGCACGATCAGCAAATTTTGTTGGGCGCCCTCGAGGATAACCGGGAACAGATCGCTGTCGTCAGCAAAGCCGTCGAATCGATGAAGGCACAGAGCCAGGCAATCAACGTCCTCCTCGACAAAACCTCGCGCCTCCTCGAGACGCGCTGCATCCACCAGATGAACAAACCATGAACCATATCCGACTACAAAAAAAAGGCCAGCTCTCTGACCTTGAGGCGCGACGAAAGAATCTTATCATCAAGGCCGACAACCAGCTCATCATCATCCTGCAGAAAGCCTACACCGATGGTGACTCTGGCAGCATCGATAGCCTTGGCCTGAAAACAGCCGCCGACGAACTGCACGAGATCGTCGTTGAAATTGGTGTCATCGACACCCAGATCAATAAGCTCCGCGACGAGCTGTATAGCTGATACTGATACTGATACTATGGCCAAGAAAGCCCAATACTACCAGATCGCCGAACAACTGTTCGTCTACGACCACCTGAGCGTTGCCGACATCGCTGAGCAGCTCCCCGTCAGTGAACGCACCATCGGCGACTGGAGGCGAGACGGAAACTGGGACGCCCGGCGCGATCAGACCGTCGCCCTGCAAACCTCAACGACTGAGAAGCTCCACAAGCTCGTCGACAAGCTCATTGACAACACGGTCTCCAGCATTGAAGGCGGGACAGAGCCTTCACAATCACAGCTCTACCTCATCGGCAAGCTGACCCCGGCACTTATCCGGATGCAGAAGTTCGAAGAGACCGTCACGACCACCAAACCAGCCGCCGGCGTTACCGAAGAGACACTTTCTCAACAGAAGCAGGTACTCCAGGAGATGCAGGAAACGCTCATAAGGCTCGGCCTGGCATGACCCGGAAAGCCATACATCCCGAGGAGCTTGCTGGCCACTCGAAAGTGGTCGAGTCGAAAGTCTTCCTGAAATATCAGCAAGAGGTAATTGACGACGAGCACATCGCCCAGTTAGTCGAGAAGGGGAGGCAGGAAGGATTGTCCTGGGCACTCGCCTACAAGTCCCAGAAATGGACTGGCAAGGAGGGGCGATACTCGACCTACTTCGCCACCAAGACCAAGATTTTGGCCAAACAATTTATACAGGACACCGCCAACTGGGCCAAACTCGACCGGCTTATCAAGAGCGTCTCCGACAGCACCTTCGAGAGCAGCGTCAAGGTAGAGAATGCCGATGGCAAGGAGATCGACGTCAGCACCTACGGGATCCGCTTTGCAAACGGCCTTGAAATCGTCGCTCTCTCCAGCAACGCAGACGCCTTTCGCGGCTGGCGCGGCTACAAGATTGCAGACGAATTTGCCATCCACAAGCAACAGTCCGAGATGCTCGACTCTATCCTTCCATCGAGGATGTGGCGATTCCCGTTTACCCTCTGCAGCACGCACAAAGGCAAGAACAGCGAATTCAACAAGCTGATCGTCAAGTTCAAGAAAGGAGTTCTTGGAGACGACTGGAACCTGATCTCCATTACCATTGACCGAGCAGTCGAAGAGGGCTTGCTCGAAAAAATCTACAAGCGTCCATTCACACCTGAAGAACGCAAAGCCTGGATTGCCAACCTCGAACGAGAGGAAGGTGTTCGAAGAATGAATCAGGAATACCGATGCATTCCTGAAGACGAAGCAGGATCCTTTTACAGCTATGACCTGATCGTCTCATGTGAATACGACGAGGCTTTGTTTTTTTCGGACGACGGCGTCAGAAAATTTACCGGCCAAGGTCAAGAACAAGAAGCCATTGCCTGGTTTAAAAAGGTTGCCTTTGCCGTTGAAATACTCGGCACAGGAGCCTTTTATCTCGGTATGGACATCGGTCGTAAAGTCAACTACACCGTGCTTGCTCTTATTGAGGTAGTAGCCGGCATCCGTATCGTTCGTGCCATCGCCGCCCTCGACGACTTCCGATACCAGGCACAACAGGACTGCGCATCAATCTGGATCAAGACACGGCGATTCCATCGAGTCTGTGTGGACAACCGAGGTATGGGCAACGAAACCGGTGAGCGCCTCCAGGAGCAGCACGGGGAATACGCCGTCGAACGCATTGACGCCACCAACAAGCTTAAAGAAATCTTTGCCTACGCCTGTCTGCGCCTCATGCTCGACAAGTTGCTCAGATTTCCGTCAGACGACACCGTCCGAGACGACTTTCACAGCATCAGAAAAGAAACTACCGACTCCGGAAACACCCGCTACGTCGCAGGAACCAACGACAGCGATGAAAACAGTCACGGTGACTTCTACACTGCGATCTCGCTCGGTGTGCATGCCGCCGAAGGATCAATCGTCAGCCTCGACACTCTCATCGAGGCCGCCGAATCCAGCTCTGCAGGATACCCCAGCCTTGGAGACTCGCTCCTCGACCAACTCAGACAGTTCCACTCATGATCCTCGACAAATACGGCAATCCCATGCTCAGCACTGCGCCGCCACAGACCGGAGACGTCGCAACAAACTCCCTCGTCGAAGGGCTTCTCGCCATCAGTGAGGCTATGCCAAACCCAAGCACGACCCTCAAAACCATCGGCAAAATTATCGACGCCTTCGACCAGACACAGGCGCATCCCGACGTTGCGTCTGCCAGTGGCAACTTCCACGACGGCATCAAAGCTCTAACCTGGGACCTTAGCCAATCCACCCAGGAAGGTCCCCGTTCCGCCTGGCTCAAAGCAGCATTCGAGCCGATCGACATTCCCGAGGCATGCAGCAGCTTCGTCTCCGCCCGCGAGTACGGCTACACCGTCTGCGAGGTGCTCTGGTACAAAGACGGCTCGACCACGCTGCCGTACAAGATCGTTGAGAAGCCCCGCAAGTGGTTTAAGTTCGACAACTGCGGAAAGCTCCTCCTCATCACCAAGGAGAAGCCCAACGGCATCGTTGTCGACGAAGCCTGGCCGCGAAAGTTTCTCGTCGTTCAGCATAAACCGACCTACCTCAATCCTTACGGCAAAGGACTGCTTGACACAATCTACTGGTACGTCCAGGGACTCTACAGCAATTTTGAATGGCATCTCCAGTTTTTGGAAGATGACGGGTCAGACCACTGGATCGCCTACGTCAACAAAGACGCTGACCAAGGGTATATAAACCGAGTCCAGGCGGCCATATCGACCCTGCGCCGCCGTGGTGTCTGCGTGCTTTACGACGGAGTCAAGGCGGAACAACGCGAAAATAAAGGGCGAAAAAGCAGCAGTGACGTCTACCTCGCATTCGAGACGTCAGTCATCACGAAAATAAACAAGCTGTGGCTTGGCACTGACTTGAGTATGCAGCTCAACGACGTCGGAGCCCGCGCAAGCTCCGAAACAGGAGCCGATATCCGAGGCGAAGCCCTCTCCAGCGGTAAAAAGCTCGCCGAGAACGCGATGAACCAGCTCATCCGCTGGATCCTCGAAATCAACAAGGTTCCCGGCAGCGATACCGAGCAGATCAACTTTGTCCTCTCAAAGACTGCGCTCAGCACTAAAGAGCAAGCCGATATTGACAACACCTACTCGACCGCCAGTGGGATGAAAATTACCGAGCAGCTCCTTACCCGCAGGGGCTACGAGCCCGGCGACTTTGAGCCGGCAATCCCGGCAACACCGACAACAACCTTCGCTTCACGACCGGAGTCTGGATACGGCAGCGGACTCGACAGTCTCCTCAACGCCACGGAGGACCGCAAAAAAAAAGCATGACGGCCGCCGAGGAGTACCTTCGAGCGGCCGCACCCGACATATCCTTTATTACTGCCTGGTCAACAGCTCTTGAACAGGTGTTAAACGATGCATGGTCAACCGGCTATAGCGACAAGCAAAACGAGGTCGATAGTATCGATCGGAGCGAATCCGGTACGGCCACGACCTTCGCCAGCAAAGATTTTAATCTGAGCTGGGGAAACAAGGAAGCCGCACGGTTCCACCGGCTCAAAGCCTTCGCCAGCGCCATTATCACCGATTCCGATCTTTCGGATGCCGTCAAGACCTCGCTTGCCGACGCCCTCGACACTGGCCAGAGCTACCGCGACTGGCGCAAAAACGTCAACCAGGTCTTTGATGATTCCGGTTACAGCCGCCTCGGGAGCTGGCAGGCTGAAACCATCTACCGCACCGAGAGCAGCATGGCCTACGGCGCCGGCAGCTATGCCAAGCAGTTGGAGGTTTCCGACCGCTTCCCGTTCTACGAATACTCGACAGCCCACGACGAGCGCGTCCGCGCTGGTCACCGCGCCCTGGACGGCAAAATCTTCAAGACTGACGATCAGCAGTACTATCCACCACTTGGATTCAACTGCCGATGCAGATCCATTCCGGTCAGCAAGCTCCAGGCAAAAAAACGAGGCATCACAGGTCCCGACACCGTCACCCCGGAGATGCAATCCCAGCTCGGCAACGTTGAGTTCATCGGCGACAAGATTCACTTGTTCGAGACCTACCTGCAGGACAAACTCAACCGCCTCGATGCGGTACGCGCCCAGATGATCCTCGATAAAATCGCCGAGCTGCGCAAAGTGGCCGCAGTCGACGTCAATACCGAAACCACAACAACACAGACCCTATGAGCACCATTGCCACCAGACCAGACCTCGTCGCCAAACTGATCGTGCACCGGCAGCGTTTCGAGGCCATCGCCAGCCTCAGCGCCAAAACCGAAGCACATGCCCTCAACATCGCAAGGCGCTACACCACATGTGCAGGCATCGACGACATCACCGCCGCTCTGCAAACCATCGAGCGCACCAAGCTCAAAACCTACGCCAGCGTTAAATCTGCCGGCATCGACGGAGAACCCTACGCAGGGATCCTCGATTTACTGCACAGCGCAAAAATATCAATTGCCGAGCTTGACGCCTGGGTCATCGCCATCAAACGAACCACCTTCGCCTCAGGGAACAAGTTCCAGCCATTGCCGACGCATGACGAAGCCTGGCAGACCTTTTCCCGTGTCTTCAACGAACTCCACACCGCCAAACTGACCGCCCGGACGCTCCTTAGTACCATACCACCAAAGCTCTCCGACGAAGACATCCGCACCGCCGCCCGGTTCTATTGGGAACTCATGGCCCTGCCCCTTCGGCAGCAAGCATGGCTGCTCATCCCTGAAGACGAGCAGCTCGCTATCCGTATCAGGCATCCAAACAATCCCGATGGAGCCATGCAATCCACCGCCAACTACTACAACAAGCCCAAGACGACAACATCATGAACCAGTTCGTTCGAGTCACTCTTCGCGGCCTCGACGAGGCCCGTAATAGCATCGAGCAGTTTCCCCGCAGATGCCAGGCCATCCTGCGCACGCACAGCGTCCTGCGCGACATAGGCACCGTCTTCGTCTCAAGTGCAGTCCGAACCATCGATGCTGGCGGTCGACCGCCATACAAACCCCTTGCCGAAAGCACAACCTCCGCCAAGCTCCGCAAGTACAAGAAATCCAGTCACATCCTGGTTGCCGGAGGCCAGCTCCGCCAAAGCCTCGACTACGACGTTGCCGGTGGCAAACTGACCCTCACCTCGGTCGAATACCTCAAGTTTCACCAGTGGGAAGAAGACCGCGTCAAGGCACGCTTCCCGGCTCGTCCCGTCTGGGGCATTCACGACGACGACCATGATGAAATCAGCGATATCATCATTGAAGCCCTGAAAAAATGACGAAAAATTTGCGAGTGCACATAAAAATCATTATGGATAGATATCCCATGCACTCAACGCCACAATCATGTCCAGCGCACAACCCAACGAACTCATATCATTCATAGCCAAGCACGCCGGCGAGCAGGTGGCGCATCTAGTCTGGAAAGAGTTCGAAAAAAGCCAGCCATACATTCCCAGTTACCCCAAGGCTGACAAGAAACAGGCCTACATCCTCAGCGCACTCGAACGAGGCGAAAACGTTCGATCAATCGCAAGGCAGCTCAACCTCAGCGACCGACAGATATACTCAAGGCTCAACCAGCCCTTGCGCAAGCAGATCAGCCTTTTCTGACCCCGTTCAAACAACAAAAAAGCCCCGTGTTACCGGGGCTCTTTGCTGTTAAAAAATCATCCTCACTCAACAAACGACAACTCACGCAATTTCCAACGACCATCAGACACCTGCTCAACCTTCGCCGCAAACACCTTCCGCAGCACCGCGCCGAAAGAATTCTGAGCATCAACCCACGACACCACGGTATACACCTGACCCTCACGGTTAACGCTCGTATCATCCCTCATCGTCTCAGCAAACTTTGCAGATGATGGTGCTTTCAAGCTTTGCTTTACGGCCATCTGAGCAAACACAAACGCCCCGAGCGACTCATCCCGATCAACCCACGACCTCTGCACCGAAACCGGAGCAGTAACAACCGGAGCATCATCCATTGATCGCATCGCAATAAACAGCGCAACGGTAACCAGGGACAACAGCAACATACCCCTATAACCACCAGATTTACCACGACTCACAGGAAGCTCAGGCTCCCGCAAAAATCTTTTGTCCATATTACCCTCCTTTTTTTGTGAGTTATCCTCGAATATACATCAAAAATTACTTTGCCCGCTGCACCCGCATCGCCTCAAGCGCCATCTTGATCTTCCCCACCTGATCTTTCTCAATATGTTCCGGCACTAAAATCCTAAACCGGTTATGCAAAAACACCTGGTAAGCCTCCAAAGCATTCACCCTATTTTTCTGCGACGTTACATCCATCCACATAGCCTCCAGCATCCTGAGCTGCTTGGGAGTCGCCATCTCACCAGACCGCCGACCAAGATCATCATACCTCTTATGCACCGGCCGCTTCTCCGGCACTTTACCAGCCAGACCCTGCAAAAAATCGATCACCTTCCGCGCGTCAGCAATCGTCAAATCCTTGCAACTCTCAACCTCATACCCCCACAAAAGCGATCTGTATTCCTCCTCCGATATCCCCGACAACCCCTGCAAAGTCATGATCCTCCGCACCATCATCGGCGGCAAACCCGGTTTTTTAATCTCAGCCATGGTTATTCTCCGGTTGCACATATTCCAATCCTTCCAGCTTTTTAAACTGATTAACAAAAGTTGACGATGACGAAAAAAAAGGCTCATACCACACCATAACCGTGTCTGGGTACTCTTTCTTTAACTTGTTCATAATCGCAATCTGGCGCTTACTTTTTCCGTTGAGATCTTGTTTTTTAAACAGTGATGTGGTACAAGTCTTTTTCCTCCAGACCTTTTTAACAAAACTGTCATAATCACCATGCGACGGCCATCCGGTAGAGATCCTGATTTTCTCATCAATAAAGACAAACAAAGAATACTGTATCCTTGTCTGCGATGACCGCCTCCATTGCACAGTGATCTTTCGTCCATCAAGGGCAAACTGCACGACCGCAAATTGGTTCTGCAGCTTCGTATTGATAACCGTCCACTGCTCTGATGATATCGCCATTTTTTACCCCTGTTTTATTCCTGATACTCTTTCTCCGATCCGCCCAACACCAGCGCCTGTGTAGCCATCCCGGCCTTGATATCGGGAACCCTTAAATCACCCGTCATAATGAGGTACTCACCAAGCGCCAGCAGCATTCCGAAAGAGCGCCCAAACTCAGCCCTCTCCGCTGTGCGCAATGGCGAACGCCGCCGTTGATCATCATCACTCCACCCGTTTGATGCTTTGCGCAGCTTGAGGTGCAAGGTGTCCGCCACCATACTCACACTCATAATCGAACCAAACCGGTCCGTCAGTTTCGGAGCCCGGTTAAACCGCTTGAACATCCCCGGTTTTGCTTCCAGCTCTTTCGGTACGGCCGTATCACCAAACCTGGCCTCCGCTGCAAGTCTTGCCTCAACAGCATACTCCTTCTGCTCGTGATAGCTATGATAGACCTGCTTCTTCCCTTTGTGCAGATATGCCCTCCAAAGCCCTTTCTTCGGGTCCCAAGCCACACCCTTCACCGGGTGCTGATCAACCATCACCACCCGCGAATCAACCGCCGTATTAAACAGCTCCGGAAGCATCACCAAAGCCTCCACTCCCTTCTTTTTTTTACTCATCTTAAATCACCTCCCATGTCAATCCGAGTGAGGAATGCAGCGACTGTTATAGGGATGCACATATCCTTTGGTTGTTGCTGCATAAGCGCATCAACGCTCCTGATTGCTTCCTCGCCTCGAATTATGACTTTCGGCAACGATGCTATAGCGTAGGCAATCGCCCTTTGTAAATCTTTCTTCCCCTCCCTGATCGTTATTGACGCCAGACATCCTGCGCTATCCGGCGTTCCGACCACACATATCCGGAAAGCTGTTTTCGTTTCTCTCACTTCCCACTCCTTTTGCAGCAGATCATTTACTGCTTTATCTACCATCTTTGCGTGATCGATACCGTACATCATCTCACACCTCCCATCCTTTTTACTTCAATCCGGATCCTCATCCCAGAAACAAAAACCCGCTGACCAACCCGGCCAATCCACCTCGATACAGCAATCACCACCCATCCAAACCGGTCCGCAACCTCAGCAAAAACCGGAATCACCAACTCGCCATACCAGCCCCAAAACTTCGGCAAATTGTACAGCAAAACCGCCCAGACGCATATAACCCAAAGCGCCACAAAAACTGATCCTATTTGCATGAGTCATCCTCCATCTGATTAAGTTGTACTTGATTTCTCACACATCTGATCACTTCCGGAGATATCAGCGCATTTGTCAGCAGCACCTGCGCCTCCGACCCGTCAACCGGAAACGATACTTTCAGCTCATCGATGAGCTGCTTCACCGCCTCCGTTAACATCGGCTTAATCCGTATATTCATATCGCACCTCCTCTTGAACTCATCTCCATCCCGTCCGGCCTGCTTTCGCCTCGCACGCAGTACCCCCAGTGAGGCTCATACCCAGACACCTCCGCAGACGCTTTTCGCACTGTTCGACCATCATGAGTAACCAGAGTCTTCTGGTCATTTCCGATCGCAAGCTCCAGCTCGCACGGCATATGCTTTCCTGCAACCGTCCGAACAAAATGTAGCTTTCCGCACACCGGGCACACCGCGTGTGGCCCTGACCCCGTCAACATCCTCACCGGAGCCGGACGCTTTCCTTGTTCCGTTACCTGTATCATGCTGCCACCTCCATCTCAAGCTGTTTCGCCACCGCCGTTATCAGCGCTGGCGTCATCGACTTCCCGCTCTGCCGCACAGCCTTCAGCGCTCCGTAATACAGCGCCTCCAGCTTCCGGACGTCGCCCCCGCAGCGCGCATGGTACGCCCGTACCACACCATCGTCCAGCAACGGCAGCATCAGCTCCAGCAACTTCCGGATATCGCCGATCTCAACATCTGCAGACCGCTCGATCCCCGCTCTGACCCGCACTCTGTTCCATATATACTCGTAGTCACGGCGCAACGACTGCAGCGACGCCATAAAACGGGGCAGTCCGACGTACACGATTCCGATACCTGACCAGTCATTCAGCCGTCGTACCACATCGAGCACCGGCGGTTTCAGGTGCTCCGCTTCATCCAGGACAAGCATACGCCCGGATCCACGCAGCCGGTCACACACCGACACCAGCAACTCATGGATCGATCCGTGCATCTCGATCCCACACGACGCAGCGATAGCACCAAGCACCATACGTGCCGGGAAAGAGTGATGACACTCGATCATCATCACACCTGCATTCCGCGATACATACTCCTTTACCGAGCGAGTTTTCCCGCTGCCGCTCGCCGCCGTCACAACACCTATCTTCCCCTTCAGATGGCACGACCGCAGCGCCGACGTCACCGACTTGTACACCTCCGTCTCAACTGTCGAAGGGAACCGTTCATCCTCAGGGATCTCCGAATCGGCAACCTCGCGGCGCCTGTCCATCCACTGCCTGACCTTCTCTTCGACCGCCTCCGAGCTGCCCTTGTAGGTCCCGGATAGCCAGGTCGACAAAGCCGAATGCGACACACCGATCTGAGTCGACACTGCCCGCTGGCTCAGGCCCAGTCTGGTCATTTTCCCGAGTAACTCCTTGCGAAGTCCCTCCGGTACTTGCGGAATCGCTCCCGACCCTTTACATTGCTCTTGTTCCATTGTTCTTTCGTTTTGGTTTTTTTCTGCCCCCGGAGTGCGCCAACACTCCGGGTTTTTTACCATAAATCGTACTTACTCATCCCATATTTCTTCCCGAAATCCTCTTCCTCCGAAACCGCGTCAGGCAGAAGGATGTACTCCGCAGGGATCTCCAGATTGTCATCCGTTCCTGTTCGTTTCCGCGCAGCCTGTTCACGGCGGAGCTGTTCAGCATCAGCGGTTGCTCTGAGTCGAGCAACATCAGGCGCAACCTCGCGACCAACAAAATCACCAAACCCTTTTTTCGCAGCAGCAAGCACACTCTGACGCACCCTCTTTTTCGTCCCATTACGCAGCTCTGCCTGCTGTTTTGCAACCGCAGCAAAAGCCTCTTGATCCTCTTTCGATCCCAACAGCCTTGCCTGAGGATGCACACCACCTTCCGGGCACCATTCTGTAGCAACACATAAATATTCACCGTTGGGATGATAGACTGCGATCCTGTCCATCCTGTCGAGATCGTACCGCACAACAAGTTCTCTTTCACCTTTAGCCAGGTCGTGCAGTTCCGGAGACAAAAACCAGCGGTCAAACAACCGTATACCGTTCCTTTTGACGCTCCTTGTTACCTCTTGCATCATCAAAAACCGCAGCTCATCACCCGATATAATCCTCCCAGCCAAATCATCACTCTCCCTGAGCTTCTCAAATCCCTCATCAAGCGCATCATAATGGCTTTTTCCGTTCAGGTACCGGCTCTGCTTTCCTTCTCGTTGATGATGCTCATGCACCCAAAGCGCAACGAGATAATGAGCCTCTTCAAGAGTTGGGACAACGTTGGTCTGTAGGATTTCGGCAAGGTCGCGGTGGAGAAATTCACCTCGCATCAAACGGGCTGGTTTGTAAGCAATAGAGGTACCGGTGTAAGACGACACACTGCGTTCCAGCTCAGCAAACATGCCAAATGACCGCTCAACCGGTTTAGTTTGACCGTGATATGCACGAGCAAACTGCACACCCTTAAATCCATACGGCCGCAGCTCATCAAACAGCCCGGCAACGCCTGATGATTCAAGCGTTTTATCTCCGAGCCCACAGAAATACTTGCTTTTAAATGCCTTTCCGTTGTCAAGCATCATTGTTCGAGGCACCAATGCGGCATCTTCATCGCCGGTCAAGAGGTATCCAAGCCATAACATTGACCGCCGCAGACTTGCTGCGATTGCCTGAGTTGACTCGGTAGGCATAATTTCCCAACCTGCGATAGTCTTTGTTCGCAT